GGTGGAGCTAAATTTGTTTTACAAAGTGGAGATATCTTAAAAGGACAAGCTGGTACAGCAGACAGTATAGATGTTTGGGTATCAGTAGTTGACGCAATTAGTACATAGGAGATTACATGGCAACAATAACTTCAGTCGGAGGTGTTCAGTATATTGGTGATGCACCAGCAGGTGAAACCATACATGAACATGATAGCGAAATTAATAAAGATCAAATAATAACTAGTGCTGTATTTGCTGGACCAATTACATTTGCAGCTACAATTACTGTTACTGGTACTGTCGTTGTTGTATGAACAATCCTTACGATAAAAATCAAGCAATACATATTGATAGAGGAACTCGTAAACTTGTTGTTAAAAGCACACAAGATACTAGTAATATATTAGAACAAAATAAATGGTCACAAAATAATCAAGAACAAAAAGGTGACTTACAACGCATAGCTCAAATACCATTAATAGCTTTAAGAGTTAAAACTAAAGAACGATTTGGACATTCTAATTATCATAAATTAAATTTAGAAGAACAAAAAAAGATTATTAGAGAAATGGTAAATAGTAATGAGTATATGTTTTTTAGAACAGGAGATAAAAGATTATAATGGCACTTGATACTTATACAAATTTAAAAACAGCTATTGCTAATTTTCTTGCTAGAGATGATCTTACTTCTGAGATAGATGACTTTATAGATTTAACAGAAGCAGACTTTAATAGAAGACTTAGAGTAAGAGCTATGGAGAATGTAAATACTTCTTTCACAATAGATTCAGCAACAGAATCTTTACCAACAGGATTCTTACAAGTTAAAAGTTTTGTTATTACTAGTTCTACGCCAGATCAAACATTAGAACTATCTACTGCTTATCATCAAGCCAATACACAAGGTCATACGAATGTAGGCACACCAAGATTATATTCTATAGAAGGATCTAACTTTAGATTTAGTCCAATACCAGATACAGCAGTTACTGCTAGATTAACTTTTTATAAAGCATTTGATAGCTTAGATGGTAGCACAGCTACTAATACAATACTTACAAATCATCCTGATGTTTACCTGTATGGTGCATTATATTATGCATCTACATTTATTAGAGGTATGGATCAAGGTACTGTTGCACAATTTAAAGCACAGTATGAAGCTGCATTACAACAAGTAAAAGATGCAGATGAGTTAGATAAATATAATGGATCGCCTTTAATACAAAGATCAGGTATTAATATTAACAACTTTGATAATGTAAAATAATGCAAGTACCTTTTGGAGAATGGTTACCAGACCTACCAGATCATATGAATCCTGGTGCAACACAAGCTAAAAATGTTTATCCTGCTGTAAATAGTTACAGACCTTGGAAAAACATTACACAAGCAACGACTGATGCATTAACAGCAAGATGTCAGGGTGCAGCTGCATTTACTTCTGATGGTGGTAATGTCAGTATCTTTGCAGGTGATGTATCTAAATTATATAAGATAACTGCCAATGCAATAGTAGATGAAAGTGGTGGTGCAACATACGCTACCGCAGGTGATGGATATTGGGATTTTATAAAGTTTGGTGAAGTTGTTATTGCCTTTAATGGTGTAGATGCACCAAGAGCATGGACATTAGATAGTTCCTCAGACTTTGCAGCATTGAGTGGATCACCGCCTACATTTAGACATGCAGCAGTTATTAATAACTTTGTAGTTACAGGATTTCAACCAACTGCTAGAAACACAGTACAATGGTCATCTGTTAATAGTCCGACATCTTGGACAGCAGGAACTAATCAATCAGATTTAGAAATACTACCTGAAGGTGGAGCTATTACTGGTATGACTGGTGGACAGTTTGGTTTAGTATTTCAAGAAAATAGAATTACTAGAATGGACTATAGAGGTGGTAATGTAGTATTTTCTTTTAGAAGAATAGAAGATAATATAGGAGCTGTACAAGGTAAGTCAGTTATAAAAGTTGGTAATTTAGTTTACTTTTTATCTGAAGATGGATTTAGAGTAACAGATGGTAATAAATCTCAACCTATTGGTAATGGTAAAGTAGATCGTTTTTTCTTTAATGATTTAAGATTTGCATTAAGAGAAAGAGTTAGAGCATCAGTTGATTATGAAAACAAATTGGTATGTTGGTCTTATCCATCAGTATCTGCATCTGCTGTAGATAAAATAATAATATATAACTATGAAACAAGTCGTTGGTCTATTGTTGAACTAGAACACGAAATTATGTTTAATTATATATCTCCAGGATTTACTTTAGAAGAACTAGATGATTATCCATCTTCTGGATCTAATAACTTAGATGCAATCAATGTACCTCTTGATAGTGATATATTTGTAACTGGATTAAGATCATTAGGTGTATTTAATACATCACATAAGTTTGGAACATTTGAAGGTACAAATCTTGCTTGTGAAATAGGTACAGGTGAGACAGAAGTATTTCCACAAAATAGATCATTAGTTACTCATGTTAGACCTATTGTAGATACTGTTTCTGCAACTGGTTCACTTACATTTAGAAATAGAGTAGGAGATTCACAGTCTACTACATCACCTGTTGCTAATATGCACTCGACAGGTACAATACCATTTCATAAAAGTGCAAGATATTTTAAATTTAATATGCAAATACCAGAAGCTACAACTTGGAATGATGCACAGGGTATAGACATAGAAGCAATAAAAGAAGGTTATAGATAATGTTATTAGGAAATCAAGCAGACTTTGATGCTATCAGAGCAAGATATCAATCACTATCATATCCAACTCCAGAAGAAGCATCTTTCAATGCTTTAAGAAGTAACTATGAAGGATTACTTACTGGATCTGGATACAATACAATAATGACACCTACTACAAAGGCAGGTGATCAAGTATCTTTTTCTGTTGATCCTAATACTGGACAAGTAACTACAAATATACCTCAATATGATATGCCTACCTTTGAAAATATATATCAAGGAGAAGAAGGTTTAATTAGTGAAGATGTCCAACAACAACCAATTATGGGACAACCATTATCAGCACAAAGAGGTGGTGGAGAAAACAGACCTACTCCTGAACAACTTGCAAGACAAAAACAAAGAAGTGCTTTAATTAATGAATTTAAAGAAAATCCATATTTAAATCCACGATTAACACCAACATTTACTACATCACTCTTTAATCCATTAGGTTTCTTAACAGGATTTTTTGATGACTCTTATGGTAAATTAGCAGATGATGTTTTAGCTTCAACACCATTTGGCGTAAATACTACCTATACAGGATCAAGTGGTATAGATAGAGATCCAGGAGATTTTGGAACACCAACAACTGGTCCATCAGGCGTTGATGCAGATACTGGTAAATTTACTGGTGGCAGTCAACAAGGGAACTTTGGTGGTCCTAGTGGACATGGATCTGGAATGCAAGGAGGAAAACATGGTCCTGCTGGTGGTCAAGGTGGAGCAAATACAGGAACATCAAGATTCTAATGGCTAGTAAACAAAACCTAGAATATATTTATCAGTATGTTGATAGCCAAGAAGACTTTCAAAGAATAGTAGAAGACATAACTAACCAATTAATTACTTATCATAATACTGAAAATCAAGAGGTATCAGCATGGTTTCTTGCATAAACTGTGATCATAATTGCCATTGTAGTAACAATGGTGTTTGTTCAGTTTGTAAATGTGCTAACTGTGAACATCCAAATGCACTAGATGAGTTTTGGAAAAGACTAGAAGATAACGCAGGAGCAATAATTAACCTTACTAAACATAAAGACTAATGGCACATACATATAAAAATAGTAAAGTAGATTTGACAGCTACTAGTGTAACAACTGTATATACTGTACCTACAGGAGCTACATCTATTGTAAAATCTGTATTAGTTAGTGATGACTCAGGTAGTGGAGATACTATTACATTGACAATAACTAACGGATCAGATGTATTTAGTTTGTTTAAAACTAAAAGCATTGGTGCTAATGGAACTTCAGAATTACTTGCAGCTCCACTAGTATTGACAGCAGGAGAGATATTAAAAGCTACAGCTGCTACAGCAGATAGATTGCATATAGTATGTAGCTATTTAGAAATTACATGACAATACCTGTACTTATACCTACAGATAAAATTAAACAAGTTGAAAACTTTATTAAAGATTCTATTGATAAAGCATTAAAATTTGGTGGTAATCATTATAATTTAGAAGATGTATTAAAATTACTTTATGATGGTACAGCTCAACTTTGGATATTATGGAATGAAAAAAAGAAAACTAAATATCAAGGTTGTATAGTAAGTAAGATATTAGAAAGACCTAACAGTAAATCATTAAATTTATTTATTGTAACTGGTCAAGATAGAAAGCTCTGGCAGGATAAAATAACTGTACTAGAAGACTTTGCAAAACAAGAAGGATGCAGTCATTTAGAAACTTATGCTAGACCAGGATGGTCACGCATATTAAAAAAACATAATTATAAAACAACACACTATTTATTAGAAAAGAAATTGGAGGACTAATATGCCATTTGGAGGAAGTGATGATGCACCTGTAGTAGCATCAGGTGGTGGAATATACGAACCAGCAGAACCATATGTAGGTGATATTATGGCAGAAGCTGCCAACCTATATGGAACTAATTTAGGTTCACAATATTATCCAGGTTCAACAGTAGTGCCATTTGCACCAGAAACTACTGCTGGAATGGATTTACAAAAATCTATGGGATATGCACAAACAGGTGCAAGTCCTCTTATGGATATTGCATCATCTAGTTTAGGTGGATTTGCATCTGGCGTAATGCCGTCTGCTTATAGTTACTTGACTCCACAAGCTGACTATTTATCAGGTGTAAGAGAATCTATTGGATCAGGCGTTATGGGTGATATTGCTACACGATTTGGTTCTATGGGAAGAACAGGAACAAGTCCAGGTGCTGTAGATGCAGCGACTAGAGCATTTACACAATCATATGCACCATTTGCATTGAGCCAAGCTGAAGCAGAAAGACGAGCAGAACAAAATGCAATAGACTCTATGATAGGTAGACAACTTACTGCATCACAAAAATTAGCAGGACTACAAACAGATATTGATTCTAGAAAAGCAGAAGGCATTGATAGAATTATGGGTGTTGGTACTATGCAAGAAGATATGGCAGCTAGGAATTTACAAGAACAAATGGATAGATTTAATTTTGCACAAACTAGTCCATTCCAAAGACTATCACAATTTGCTGATTTTATATATCCAGCTGCAAAATTTAGTATGCCACAAACACAATATGGTCAATCAGCATCACCAATAACATCTGGATTAACTGGAGCATATATGGGTAATCAAATGTTTCCTGGTGGTCCAGGAGCAATCATTGGTGGACTTGGCGGCTTTTTAGGAATGTAAGGAGACATTATGGCGGAAGATCAAACTCAATTAGATATTACAAATATGATCCAATCAACAGGTAATTCTGATGTTGCAGATTTAAGTTCTGAACTATCAGGAACACTTATGTCTACAAAAAAAGATGATGGATTTTTTTCTAGTTTAAATAATATTGCTAATAAATTTTCTGAATCATTAGATAATCCAAAAGTATATGAAGCTCTTATGATGCATCAAACAGCTAAAGGTGGTGGAGATTTTACAGATATATTATTAGCAGGTGTTAAAGCAAGAAAAGAAACACAAGAAAAGTTATATAAATCTGCATATAACAATGCGAGATTACAACAATCTCAAACAATGACCGAATATTACAAGGGTAAAATGAATGAACCTAAAGAAGCAAAAGCACCTAAAATTGTAACAGGTGATGATGGTTTAAAATATAAATTAAATCCAGATGGTAGTACTGAAAGATTATTTCCTGGAATGGAAAAAGCAATGACACAAACAGATACTGGACCATTTCCAACAGATTTTAATCTTAACAATGTAACTAAAGCAGCTAGAAATTATGTATTAGGTACTTATTTTCCTAATGCAAATAACAAAGATACTGCATTTATGAATCAACTAAATGCTTTATCTACACAAATAGCTAATGAAGTTGCACCACTCATAAAAGATTTAGGATTAAATGAAGCACTTAGACAAGTAGCAAATAAATATGAAACAGCAGGTGCATTTAATCAAGGTGTAAAAGAACAACGATTTATAAATCCTTTTAAGACAGACATTGATGCAGTTCCACCATCTATTGATTTAAGTATTTTACAAAGACCAAATGAATTAGAACAATTAATACAATCTAACATGACAGCTAACCCAGGACTAAGTAGAGAAGAAGTTATTAAAGAAATAATGAAAATATTTAACGCACAAAATAATTCATGATATGGTATTTAAATTTGTTAATCCTGCATCAGTTACTCAATCAGCTATAGGAGCTGGTATACCTCAAGCTACACAAAAAACTAACTTTGATTTTAATTTAGAACCAAAAACTTTTAACTTTGTAAATCTTGAACCAACAAGAGAATATTTAGAAGCAACTAAAGAAGTCAAAGGTCCAGGATTTATTAAAACATTAAAGAATCCATTAGAACTATGGAGATATAATAGTTTACCAATAGCTGCATATCAAATTGCTACTGGTGAAACTAAAGGCAAACAAGCTCAAGAATCATTTGAATGGTTACAAAACAATCCAGATATTAAATCTGGACCAGAATATGATCATCATTTTAATATGTATCAAAGATATGGCTATGCTTTATCAGATCAAGAATTTTCATTTGAAGCAGTAAGACAAGGTATACAATCTAATCCAGGAATGTTTTTTGGAGAAATGGTTAATGCTTTAGTTGCAGATCCTTATTTATTAATACCTTGGTTTTGGGGTGGATGGGCAGTTAAAACTGCACAAGCTACTAAAATAGGTATGAAAGTTGCATCTGTTGCACCAAGAACAACTAAAGGTGCATTAACAGCTGCTGCTGCTACTCCTACACTAGCAACATACAGTACAATACAACAACTATCAGAAACAGGCGAACTAGATCTAAATCGTATTCAAGGTGAAGTTATGTTAGGCGGTGGTGCTGCATTTCTAATAGGAGCATTAGGAGCAGGAACATCTTCTAGAGCTAGTAAGATACTTGGTCTTACACATGATGAAATAACTTTTAGAATGAAAAATTCTATTGATGATCTTGCTAAAAAAGGTGATCCATATGCACAAAGAATTATAGATGATTCAGCAAAAGGCACAGATGTATTTGAAGAAAGTCTTAAAAGTATAATAAAAGATATTGAAGCATCAGATATCAATATTAATAACATAAGAGATATAGATATAGCTACTGTAACTAAAGAATGGAAAAATAGTAAATACAAAAATGTATTTAAAGATGTTAATGAATATGTAGGTTTTACAAAAGAATTCGAAGCTCTTAAAGGTAATAAAAAATATAACAAATTACCTGATGAAGTATTAGAAAGAAAAGCAAAACAAAACTACATAAACAAAACTGAATATGTAAGCAAAGTAAATCAAGCACTCATTGATGAAATAATGCCTGATGTTAAAAATTCTTACAATCAAATGATTATAGGTGGTATACAAAAATATGCTAATATTAGATCTATAATAGATAACAAAGCATTACTAAAAGGTGTAGAAACAGCTGGAGCTTATGGATTAGCTGGTGGTATTGGATATTATTTATCTAATCC